CTTTTACGAGTTTGTTTGCCACCACGAACAGTAGCCCTGCGCGTATGCTTGTTATCTTGGGGTAGTGCGCAAAGATCGCCAACGCCATCAACTCTAGCTGCCCTTTGTCTGCGTACTTTGCAGACTTGCCAGTTTTATAGTCGATGATCCAACCGATACCACTATCTTCGTCAAGGATAGCAAGGTCCACAATACCACGAAACCATACGTTCCTAGCGCCAAAGCTGCACGGTTCTAAGTTAGCCGTTACTCCTAACCGCTGCTCACATATCTTTACACCCTTGCGTTGGTTCAATTTATCCAACGCATCTTTGATATACATAAATCTCTCGGGGATCGGCTCGCCTTTACCGATATAATCTTCGCAGGCTTTGTGGAATTGATTGCCGTAGATCATAGCGTCCGTCTGTATGAACGGGTACTGCTTCAGCACCTTCTCATGGTAGAACTGCTTGGGGCATTGCTCAAATGCTTTGATCCGACTGAACGACCACGGCGCTGCTTTACTCATTCACATTCCCCATACGATTTACCTGTACCGCTCTCGCAGTCTATAGGTAGGCCTGTGGCCCAATCTGGTGTCTTGCGCATACATTCTTCTACATACGCTTGCGCTTCGGGAACTTCTTCATCCTTCACACAGCAAACAATCGAGTCATGTACGGTAAGGACAACTTTATATCTTTCGGATATACTTAGCAACTGCTCGCCAATTATACAACGAGCTATGGCTTGGCACACGTTCTCCACCACCTTGCCGCCGTAAATTCTGTTTCGGCCCCGCCGTACTTTATACCTGTATTCGTGTGACCCTTCCTCGGTCATCTCGTACTTCAAGTCCTCGTAGTGTATATAAAGACCTGATGGTAACTGGATGGCGTTCTCTTTTGGTAGAACTTTGAGGACACCCCTGCGCCCAAATCGAACTGGACCGTTATGCGTCATTTGCTCCAGTGCAAACTGCGCATCCTTCCACAGCCTATCTATGCTGTGGTTGATATTGCGATAGATATTTATGATCCGCTTGGCTTCTTCGACGGGTATTTCAAAGCCAAAGTTTTTTAGCTGAGCTTGGAACTTTACGCCGCCCATGCCGTACCCTGCACCAAGAATAGTAGTCTTGCCTACAAAGCGTTGGTCTTTCGTAACGGTCTCTTCTTCGCAGCCGTATATACGCGCAGCCATTTTTATGTACACATCTTCGCCGTTAGCGAACTGGCTAACCAAATCATTTTGCCCTGCAAGCCACGCCAAAACTCTAGCTTCGATCTGTGCGCTATCTGCATCTATGAGCGTATAGCCTTCGGGAGCTATAATACTGCTCTTGAGTTTCTTCGCATTCAGCCCTCGGCTCGGCAGGTTTTGCAGGTTGATCTTATCCTGTCCACCCCACCGGCCTGTGTGCGCTGCGTAATACCTAATCGGAACTGGGAGAAGTCCACGTTTGCCAATGGATATAAACCTCTCGGTACGTGTTTCTTCTAAGGTACTTTTAGTACCCAAACGTGCAGAGACTAACGACTGCACTTTATCGTCGTCATGTTCTAGCAACGCTTTGAACGCCTCGTCAGACTTAGCAAAGGCAAATGTTTCTTTACCTGTCGTCGGGCTAATCTTCCTCGGCGGCTCAACGCCAAGACTTATAAGAAGCTCCGCAAACTTATTGTTGGACATCAAATCTTTTTTGTCGGTTATGTTCGCATCGCGCAGCAGCTTGTCCTTGCGTTCACGCACTTCTTCCAGATGTTGCTCCAACAAGAACAAATCTAGGTCAAGCGTAGGCTCAATAAACATCCGCAACGTGCGATCTATTAGCTGTAACTCTTGTTGTGGGAACTGGTTTCCAACAACTCCGCTGAACATCAGCTTAAAAATCTCGTATGTCAGGTCCACATCGTTGCGGGAATACTCTGCATACTTCGCAATTTCTTCTTCGCTAAAATCAGTTAGCCGCTTGGCTAACGCTCGGGTAACTTCATCACCCTTGTCTCCAACGCCGTAGCGTTCAGACACAGCCTTTAGGCTCACACTCTTTTCCGTGCCATGTAACGCACGGGCCATGCACATTGTATCAAGCCACAGCTTTGGCTTCACGCCAAATCGCCACCCTAGTATCGCCCCGTCAAACGCGGTGTTATGACAAAGTATGGCGCAGGACGAGAAGTCTACGTGTGATAAGAAACGTGTAGTGAGTTCCTCACCTTGTAGCCAACACGTTGGCTTATCATTCTTTTTTACAGCTAACCCAATAACCTCAAATCTATCGTCGCGGATATATTCTTCAGTCGTCATCTTCGACAGGCTGTACTCCTTGTCGTAGTACGTCTCGAAATCCAACGTCACTATGTCCATCTTCGTCATCCTCCCACGGAGCTTTGGGTAGCGTTACTTTTTTGTCGTTGAAGCGAGCGTCATAAACGCCCGCCCCAATCTTTGCTTTCTTGGACTTACTAGGCTTACGCACGTAAGGCACTTGCAATCTCTCCACCGCAAGCCATGTACCCCGCACCATCAACCCAATTATCTTTAGACTTTGGGTTAGACTTTATTCGCGCAACTTTGAGCAGGTTCATCATAACCGCAACATCTGTCGGGGTTATTTGCGCATCCAGATGCACAGACCAGTATCGTGCAATGGTGTTGAAGTTACTCTCCATGTCACCATGCTCCGCAGCGCGATCCTTCGTCACATAGTCTTTAGCTGTGTCGAGTACTTCGGAGCGTGTTACAGTTAGATTTACTGCTTCCAACACCTCTTTCGGTGTGCCGATCTTTTTCTTTAGCAGGTGTATATAAGATGGCGAACACTTACACGCTTTAGCAATTTTTGCTACTGGCGCTTTTGGATGCTTCACAATGTATGCCCAAACTTTTTCTGCTTTCTTACCCATAGTCATTCTCCTACTGCTTTATCTTTATCGTCACGCAACACGCGCACGATTTCTTCAACTGGAGTTACATCAACCCCATAATTTTCCGCTGCACCGCGAAACCTTTCAAGCCACGCCGCCAAACTTACACCGGCTTGTCTGCGTAGTTCAGCTTGTGCAACTTCATCGGTAGGGTCAAAAGGTTCGTACCCCCCACCCTCACGCCGCTTTGACACAGGTGAAATATACGCAGGGTATTCTGTCACCTTTATGGAAACAACAGAACTTTCTACTGTCTCCGTTTTTGCCACGATACGTAGCCCTGACGCCATCTGCCGCGCCAACTGTATACGATGCTGCCTCGCGGCTTCCGCATCGTCAATCCCATAAAACGCTTGGTACGCTTCATGCTCTGGCTCGCCTGCTAACCAATCGACGAACTCTGAAGGCACAAACATATTCGCGCCCGTAGTTTGCAGGTAATCATCTATGATACGCTGCTTAGTCTTTTTAGAAAACTTAGACATAAGTTTATTCTCCATAGTTTTTGTTTGTAAAGCAGGCCATCACAGCCTGCTTTGTTTTTGTTAGTCAGTCGGCTAACCACACCGCGCCACGCTACGCCAAACCACAACACGCCTAAACCGCCTCGCCGTGCCAAACCGGACCTCACCGGAACCGAACACACCTAGACCGCCTCGCCTTAACTTACCGGACCCCAACATACCTCGACCGCCCCGACTGGCCGCAACGGACCAAACCCCGACACTCCATAACCGCCTCGCCACAACCCACCTTACCTGACCATAACTCAACTCGACCGCCTCGCCTTACCAGAACACACCAAGCCGTAACTCAACTCGCCAGTCTATACCTGAACCGCCTTGCCGTACCACACCATACCCCGTCTCAACACACCTCGACCGCCACGTCTAACCCCGCCAAACCTCAACTCGCCTGAACCGCCATACCTTATCCGTGAATTAGGGCGGCGAACCGCCCCGCTTCGTTTAGGCTGCTCGACGCAACCGCTCTTCTTGCATAAGTCTCATAAGCTCTGCCGTTTGCTCGTCAGCGCATTCGGGGTATTCCATAGCTAACTCTTGGACTTCACGCGCTTCTTTCGTGATTTCATCCCAAGCCTCTTGGTGTTCACCCATATCTTCCGCGCTTGTTACAGAGAACGTACCGTATGACCCACGCCCTTTCTCTTGGCGGAAGTCTCCTAGCCCTACGATTAGCCCTGCGTTTGTCAACAGCGATACAATGCCGTTGGCGTTCAGCGTAGGCGTCACATATTTAATTGTTATTTCTGAACACCAGTTTGGCAGGTATGCTCTGGTACGCACATCTGGAGTTTTGTTTATATCGGCAGACCGCACGATATCCATTTTAAGGTACGGCTTACCCCAAACCTGTATTTGGCTTTCGGGTAAGAACACCAAGCGTTTTACGTTTGTGCTTTTTATCCCTGCTGTTTCTAACGCTGATGTAACCATCGAACCCTTTACACCCGCCGCAGGGAAGCACAGCAACGTGTCGCCTTTTGATTTAGTGTACACACTTTCCCGAAACTCTTGTTCTGGATTGTGTTTAATATCTTGCTTCTCCGCAGCGGTTTTCTTTCCCCCGCCGATAAGCAAGTCACGCATAGCCTTACTGCTCATGCTGTTAAAGTACATCGGGGTTTGACCGATCATACGCAGTTTTATCACACCTTGTTTTACGGTGTGTACTGTTAAAGTTTCTGCTACCGCAGTGGTTTTCTTCGTAGGCATAGTTATTCTCCTTTAAAACGGTGGCTCTTCGCCACTCTTCTTCGGTTTCCAAACAACATCCAAGCCGTGTATGGCATAGATGAACTCTTCAAGGGTGCGACCGTATAAGCCGCACCCCCGATCCGTATCACTCGTAGTCAAGTGCAAACCACTCGTCGTCGAGCGCCCACAAAACGTAAGACGCTTTTGTTTGCGTACCCTTACGTTCTATCTTTGCTTCCCATATCTCACC